ATCTAATGGAGGCCGCAAAGAAAGCAGTCGTAAAAAGAAAAAGGTGAAAAACGACATTGGCCACCTTGAAGCAGCGGACTTTGATGAATGGATCGCTAGTCTATTTGATTACCAGCGCCTAGCTCGGTCAATTAAGAATGACCCTAAGATGCCACGAACCCGCAACATCTTAAAAAGTCGCCAAATTGGTTTTACCTACGGTACTGCAGGTGAAGCTTTTGAAGATGCAGTACTCACAGGTGAAAACCAAATTTTTGTTTCAGCAACGCGAGCTCAGGCTGAAGTATTTAGAGCCTACATCATAAAAATAGCGCATGAGTTCTGGGGTATTGAGTTAACCGGCAATCCAATCATTCTAAGCAACAAAGCAGAACTGCATTTTCTATCCACGAATGCAAACTCAGCACAATCACGCTCTGGTAATGTCTACATTGACGAATACTTCTGGATCCGGGACTTCAAAAAGCTGAGCGATGTTGCTTCGGCTTGTGCAACACAAACACGCTTTCGCAAAACTTACTTCTCTACTCCATCAAGCAAGAATCATCCTGCTTATCCGTTTTGGACTGGCGACGCTTGGCGCGGTGAAAAAGACACGCGTAAAAACATCGAGTTTCCATCCAACAAACAACTCAAAGATGGTGGCCGTGTCTGCCCTGACAAGCAGTGGCGTTACATCATTGACGTACATGACGCGGTTAAAGGTGGATGTCATCTTATTGATGCTAACGAGTTGGAAGAAGAGTACAGCCCAGATGCATTTCGCAATCTCTATAAATGCGAGTTCGTGGATGACTCAGCTTCTGTTTTCAAATTCACTCAACTTGAAAAGCTCATGGTAGATATCAATACCTGGCAAGATTTCTTGCCTGCTGAAAGCCGTCCATTTGGTAACCGCGAAGTATGGCTCGGTTATGACCCGAGCCGAACGCGAGACAACGCCTGCTTAATCGTCATTGCGCCACCTATTGATAGCAAAGAGAAATTCCGAGTACTTGAGCGCCACTACTGGAAAGGACTGAACTTCCAATATCACGTGAACCAAATCGACCAGATGATGAAGCGTTACAATGTGACATACCTTGGCGTTGATACCACCGGTATCGGCGGTGGTGTTTGGGACCTGATTCATCAGAAATATCCACGTGAAGCCCACCCTATCCACTATAGCAATGAAAATAAGAACCGCTTGGTGATGAAGATGATTGATATCGTCGAAGGTGGCCGGATTCAGTTCGACAAAGAAATCAAAGATATTCCAGCAGCTTTCATGGCTATCAAGCGCTCAATGACCAATGGCGGCGGCATGATGACCTTCAAAGCCGACCGCAGTGAACTAGTCGGCCATGCCGATGCATTTTGGGCTATCTCTCATGCATGTATTAACGAACCTCTCGACCACACGGCTAAACGTAAATCAACCTGGCAGATTTAACCAATGACTGAACAGATAACCGAAACAACCACAAAAGATGAAAGCTTGATGTTCACCTTTGGTGAACCTGAAATCGTGGATCGTGATTTCACTAACTACGATTATAACGAGCTTTATTACAACGAAGATGGCGACTACTGGGAACCGCCACTTGATAGAGCAGGCTTAAACAAGCTGACTCGAGCCAATGCTTATCATGGCTCTATACTCATGGCTCGCCGCAATATGATTGCAGGTCGATTCACCAAAGGGGGGATGCAAAAACAGCAGATGCAGTCTTCGGTACATGATTTCTTAGAGTTCGGTGATACTGCCTTACTCAAGCTGCGAAACTACTTCGGTGAGGTCGTTGGGCTGTGGCCTATTCCAACCATGTATTTACGCAAGCGCAAAAACGGCAATTTCGCTTTCCTTGAGCGTGACAACAAACAGAAGAGCTACAAGAAAGAAGACATTATCTTCATCAAACAATACGACCCTGTTCAGCAAGTATATGGTGGACCTGATTACCTAGGCTGCGTCCAATCTGCTTTGTTAAGCAAGGACTCCACCACGTTCCGTCGTCGCTATTACAAAAATGGTCTGCACATGGGCTTTATCTTCTATGCGACAGACCCGAACCTAAGTAAAGATGACGAAGATGACCTAAAGAAGAAGATGGCTTCAAGCCGCGGTGTTGGCAACTTCCGCTCAATGTTCATCAACATTCCAAACGGTAATGAAAAAGGCATTCAACTTATTCCAGTTGGCGATATTGCTACCAAAGATGAATACGAGAAAATCAAGAATGTTACCGCGCAAGAGGTTATCACTGGTCACCGCTTCCCCGTCGAGTTGGCCGCTATCATTCCAAATGGTGGTACACGTGGTGACCCTGTGAAATTTGATTATGTCTATTGCAAGAACGAAGTTATTCCTGCGTGCCAAATGTTTATGGATGCCGTAAACAGCGACCCAGAAGTGTCGAAACATCTACATTTGGAGTTTGATTTGGAAAACCAAGCCGCTTAGGTTCTGTGAAATTTTTTGCAATTTTTATTTGTACTTTAATTTTCGCTCAGCCCTTTTCCAATAAGGGCTGAGCCACTTCAAAACAGATCATCCAGACATCCAAACGATCTTCCAAAATTACGACCAAAAACACCACAACCTTTTATATTCAACAACTTACAACCCAACACCAGATCAATTGTGATCGTCAAAATTTCAATTCTCTTCAATTTTCTTCACTCAACGAAATTCTGATAAGCACTTTATAGGCGCTTCTACGAAGTATTTCCGGCTGGTAGACCCTTTATAGCAAAAGGGCTAAGACCAAGCTTGCGGGCTTCCCTAGCCCCTAAATTTCGTCATTTGAAAAGTGCGAAAAAACTGATCGTTTTAGCGCGCAGGCGGGTGAGGAGGAGTGCGTTTTACGTGACTTAGAAGTTCATTATGTGAAGCCAATAAGTTTTATGTGATTCATAGCACCTATATGCACATATACATTCGCAAAATTTATATCTTGGCCTATACGGGTTAGTGATATCTATTTCAAATGGACAAGCAATTATGAAAATTAGTAAAGCGTTATGGCTCGCGGTTGGACTCCTGCCTCTTGTTTATGGCTGCGGAAATTTAAGCAGTGTACATAGAACTATTGAAGTTGATGAAGGAAAAGGAGCTCTGGTAGACATCAAACAACGAGGCATTTTTGTTTCAAAACAAACGTCGACCCGCACCACTGCAAATATTCAGGAAACTAAGTCTTGGACTATTGTTTGTGCAGAGCCTAGTCCCGACAGCATGTCTGCATATGCAGCCGAGAATTCAATTAGTATCCCAGATAAAATCAAGTTAGCCTCAGCTTTCCAAGAGGGTTCGACTTATACAGGATTAAGAACGCAGAGCATACAACTCCTCCGTGACGGGATGTACAGGCTATGTGAGGCCCACATGAGTGGTGCTATTGATAAAAGCACCTATGCTGTTCTAGTTCGAAGATACCAAAAGAACATGGTTGCATTGCTAGCGATAGAACAATTGACTGGTGTTGTAAAAGCCCCAGGGGCAACGGTTAGCACAAGTGGTGTAGCTTCAGTAGCCAAAGACTTGGAAGACATGATTACACTTGCAGAAGAAAACGATAAAGCAATTGAGCAAGTAGAGGCAACTATCAAGGCACAAACCGATGCGACAAGTGAAGATGAAAAAGTTAAGGCTCAAGAAGACCTAGCGAAGTTGAAAAGTAAAAAGGCCCTTTATGATGAAAGCATAAAGAACTCAAAAGCAATTGTTGCTAGTGGGCAAGCCAATGCTGCTATTGTTACAACTACCAATTCTACGAATAGCGCAGCCTCTAAAGAAGTATCAAACGCAGTTAAGGAGATCGTTACTGAGATTATTAACGCCGATGATTACTCCGCTATGTGTCTTGGTGTAATACTCGACAGCAGTAGTGACACAGCAATCAAAAATCAATGTTCTGAATTACTCGCTAAAATAACCGCAGCTAAAATAGCTCATTTAGATGCAAAAATAGCATTACAAAATAAGATAAAAAAAGAAGCAACAGAACCTCAAGGGGTTAGCGCCGATTTGACCAAGCTAATTGAACTAAGTGAGCAATTGGGGGGATACACTATAAAATCCAACCCGTTTTAGCGATGGCTCAATTGACCAACTTATATGAATCTACAGCGTAATTTAGTACTATGAACCTGTCAGTTAGATAGGTTCATGGTGTCATATGAGAGTAATTTGCCCCGAATGTGGCGAGAAAGCGCGCATACAAAAATCAAACCGTATTTCAGCGAGTTATAGCGACTTATATTGTAGTTGTAGTGACCCCGAGTGCGGGCATACTTTCGTGATGAACTTATCTTTCAGCCACTCACTGAGCCCTTCAGCAAAGACCACTTCACAAATGGCATTTAGCTTAGTTAAAGCCCTAGCCCCAGAGCAACAACAAGAACTGAAACAACAGCTTTCAATGTTATAACCCAAACTTCGGACTATCTACATCATCAGCCATCTGGATGATCATCTGAATGGCTTCAATCTTGTCGTTATCTAGCTTCCCTTGATTATCTGCGACCACTAAACCCATCAAATACGCACCAACCTGTGCTCTACTCTCAGTTTCTGTGCTTAGTGCTACTCCATCAATAATGAGTTCCAGTGCTTGCTGGAATAATTGTTTTTTATCAGACATATCAATACCCTTAACAACGACACTGGAAATATACTGTATATGCATACAGCATTCTAGAGAAAAATCGTCAAACGCATCAACGTATGATTTGAGTCACAATGCAATCAATCACTGTCACACCAGCTACTAGGTCACTTCTAGGCGTCCATCACGCAAGCGAATTGTCATATCTTTGTCTATTGGAACCTTCGCCCCTCGTTTCAATGGCTCAACTAAACACTTAACTCCTCTAACACTCCATCCGGTCATGCGTTGAAGAGCTTCAACTAAGTGGGAGTTACAGTTATTTTCAGTGCTCAAAGACAATAGAAATTGTCCATGTATTAAGCTAAAGTCCACTTTTATTAGATAGTTAGCGCAATAAGACTCAACTTAGGAATAGTTGTAAGTTGCATTTTTGAGAAGGTTTACCGATGTTTCAAGCAGTTAAAAGAATTATTAACGACGAAAGTACCAAGCTCATATCTGCTATTGGTTTAACAGTAACTGCGGTTACTCTCCCATATATATTCAAGTTCTCAGGCTACCCACTATCAACTCAAACTAGTGACTGGGGGGCATTTGGTAGCTATGTAGGGGGGATTCTCTCCCCAATGTTTGCTGTAGGCTCATTATATTATGTCGTCAAAACCTTTCGCCAACAGTCCTTCGAAACCACTTTTAACCTACTGTTAGAGCAGCACAATAACCTCGCTGATACTTTGTCCACAAAGCGCGTGTCACATAGTAGTGACACCAGCTCAAAAACTGAAGCGACCTCTTCTATCGAAGATACACTCAAGGAGCTTGGTAACTACTGGTTGAGCGAAAAAGCCAAACATCGAAAGAGCTTGAATGATAATTACGAAGTTCATAAATACGTTAGAGTTGTCTATCAAATTTTAAAGTTCATTGATGAAGACTGTCCTAGTGACAAATATAAATATTCAAGAATCTTTAGGTCCTTTCTTTCAAATGACTTGTGTCTAATTTTGGCGATGAACTGTGCTCAACGTAGCTCTGATAACAGAATAGCTTTCCCTAAATACAAGCACCTAATCGAAAAGTACCACTTACTAGAGCATCTAATATTACTTGACTCAGCCAAGCCAGAAATGTTTGATCATGCCCAAGAATTAAGTAACTTAACTGTTATCGCGGGGACGTACGCCCCTTCAGCATTCGGCGATGCTGTAAATGTCGAAAAAGCTCTTACAGAAGGTTTAAGGTACTACTATCAATCGCTGTCTTGTGGGTTGAAGAGTACAAGTGAAGAAGTAAAGAAACACAAAAGGCACAGTCAATTCATCAACCAGAAACTACCAAAATTAGCTAGTTTACTTGAGTCTCAATGTGAGCTCAGCAAAGGTGATTCTCAGGTGTTAGAAGACTTAAAGCAAGAAGCCATTAACTTGGCAGAGCTTGAACCCCACTTCAATAATAATAAAGATAAACTTGTAAACTTCAGGGATCATTTCCAAGATGTCAGAGGAAGAATCGATTATTCCGCCCAACTTACTCGTGATACGCTGGAAAAGAGCAGCTTTTACAAAGAAAGGCAATTTGCGTCAGCCTTATGTAAATGTGAAAGTACCAGTCTTCTTCATCAATTCCTTGATGGCATAATGCCCGCTATTCTCGAAGAACTTGATTTTGTAGAAGCCGAGATAAGCGACACAATAGAAATAGCACTAGTTAAAGTCACATAAACTAATTACGGTTCTGCTTTCTCAATTGAACAATAGAAAGCAGAACCGTATTCAATTATTTTAATCTCAGCTCCCCTCGTAAATAACCAGCCGTAACACCCCGCCAATAATTTTCACCCATTTCATCTTGGTCAAAGTATGAAGCATCATCATTCAATACTGCTCTCCAGTAACACTGTTTTTCTTTGAATTTGGTAAACGAAGAGCGATAGCGATTATCTGCAATGACTTTGATATCACTCATGTCGACGTTTCTACATTGTAACTCCCACCCCCGAGCTCCTGCTGCCCAGAGCATAAAGTTATCTACCTTTTGTTTCGCATCCTCTCCTTCGAATGTAATGCAAAAACGGTTTGTGCTGTTCACGTGAACACCTCGCTCACGAATTTGTTGGCTCAACTTATCTGCTTGTTTCTCCAAGCGGATAATTCGTTGATACAAGTTGTTTTGGTGCTCCTCAGGTTTGTGCTGCTTTTTAGCGATCGCTTTAGCCTTGATAGTTTGCTCTTTAGCATTTCGTAACTTTCTAATTTGCCGCTTAATTGGCTTCTTCCACTGATCGAGCTTATAACCTAGCTCCCTAATAATCGCTGTCATATTGCCAGCTTCAAACGAAGCAAGAGTTTCCCAGGCAGGAGCTCTTGAGCACTTCGCGATATTGTATCGATTTCCCTTGATTAGCCCTTGGTCAGCATTTTCACCTTTCGCGGCATAGCCAACTGCCTTGATGATGTAAGAACCGGCAGCTTTTGGCTTTTTGATTCGCTCTAATTTCGCAAAGCCGTGTCCCCATATTTTTTCAAGTCGCTTAGCCCAAGGACTAAAGAGGTACTCTGGTACTGTCCATCTCAACAAAATATGAACATGCGGATTTGGCTCACCATTTTCATTGGCCGGACACTCAGCAACCCATATGTAATGAAAATCTGCTGGCTGATTGGTTGGGCCTACATCGCTTGTTTGCACGTACTTGGCAACTTTCTCATGAGCCAAATCGCAGTACTTTTGCCTGCTGTCTGAATCCACTTGGGTAGTATGGTCCGCAACCCAGCCACGCTGGTACATCTTCTTTACACCATCAAGAAAACGAGATACCTCTTTACCAATAGTTGTTTCTAGAGTTTTCTCCATTGAAAACTCTTGCTTCGGTTTTTGTTTGAGATCGCAATACGGCCCAGCAATAACACTGTTCTGGTTCATAACCTTCACTCGCTTGCTATCTCTAGTCGGAAACAACCAGTATTCACCACCAATATCTGTAATTGGGTGACCTATTTTCTTTTCATCGCGCTTTACGTGCTCTGATACCATATTGCGCTTATAGATTACGGGATGGTGTGTTCCCATGGTCACACAGTCACTTCTATCAAGCATTCCACCAAATATGGCTAGTCGCTGCGCCTTAGTGAAAGTAAGCGTCAAAAATGTCGTAAACCCGCCATGACAAGCTGCAGTATAAGCCCCAGATTCAAAAATTTTTGATACTGACCGAGACGTTAGTTTTTCCGAGAATCTGTCCCCAAAGTTCTCTGCAGGTGCGGCGCTTGATGGAGTTTCAGTAACAGCTTGGAATTTATATGTTTCGTTCCAAGAACGATGCATTAGCTGCATAGAAATTGGAATTTTACCTTTCGGCTCACCACGTGCACGCTTGCCATTCTGATTGAGAATACCCGCCTGCGAGCGCTCGTTAGTCTCGTATAGGGCATCGTGACTAAAGTTAGCGTCGGTATTACTAACAACATTTTTAGGCCTCAGAGACTTACCCAACGTCATCAGTTGCTTAACTTGCTTATCTCTTCTAGACCGATATTTTTCTGTCGGACTTTTGCGCCCTTTGACTAGCCTATAATCTTCGGCGATTCTCGCCGCCGCTTCGCGGTCGTGTTTTGAGCGATTATTCTTAGACTTATAAAACTGAGTACGCTCAATTAAATCGAGTTCGCGCTTTGATTTTCGATTCGGGACACGATCATAAATAGGAATACGCTTAACAACCCCACTATCTAGCAATTCTTGCTCATGACGAGAGTGTTCAGTCTGTTTTTTGGATGCTAAAAAACCAGCGTTATAGCTGGCATCGTTTTGTAAAATTCTGTCGAGGGGCATAACCGCCCCGCCGACATAAAGGAGCTCAGATTGTTTCACGCTTCCCCCAACAATTCAGTGATGACAACGATATGAGCGTCTATGACATTACTTACGACGATTAAAACATTCATACAAAACACATTCCCGTGTCGCAAAACTGATCGTATATATCTTGTTGCTTTGGCTTGGTAGTAAATATCACCTCGCCGATTGGTACACCCGACTTGTGTAAGTACAACCAAGGAAAGTCACACTGTAATTTTTTTTCGAAGTTGCGCGCAGCGACAAAGTCTTGCGGGACATTTTCTTTCATCCAAATCCATTCTTCATCTCGACGATTTGGACACATCCAACATGCAGAACGTGGAGGTTCAGGCAAGCCGAAATCTTGAACGATTTGAATTGCTTGAGCTCGCAAAATTTCTGCTTCAAACAGCGGATACCGCTTTTGCCACTTTCCTAATGGGTATTTAACTCGACTTCGCTCGTCAAAGGACATTCCAATCCAAAAGTCGACACCGCGCTTTGTCAATTCTCTTTCTCCAAATCGGTGATTTAGGTACCTGCATATTGGATCCGTCTTCCAATGGCTCGAACACCAACCAGGTTGTTTGCTTAATTCTCCATTGCTAGAGCGACCATTGAACTCAGTAAAAAAGCCCGTCAGAACTGCTTCATCATCACTTGCTAGACAAATATCACTTTTAGTCCATTGTGATTTGGGAATGATAACGAACTCGACCCCAATCTCGTCACAAAGGGGCTTAATGTTTTCTAGATGATAGTCAAACACATTGCTCGCTTCGCGCTCCGTATCTGCCATAACAATCAGGTCTGGTTTAGGAATGGCCCCTAGATAGATCAAGACAATAATACAAATAGATTGAGTACCACCACCGCTAGATAAAACTTGGAGCCTGCCATTACTATCAGGTATAAATTTTCTACGAAGTTCGACTTTCATAATGACTCCAAATCCTGATGGTCTACCAACATATAACCACTCTTACCCTCACCTTTCGAAAGAACACCTTTATGTAAATGAGTACATTCAAGCGACAAACACGCTTGGTTTACTGCGTCTTCCATCGTTTCAAAATCACCAACATAAACATTGGCGACTTGTTGGGTATCTTCGTGGCGCACTATCCCGCCGCCAGGGCAAAGCAATACAGCTGAATATTCCATTATTTCTTCTCCGAATGTGCTGCGAGAAACTCGGTCGCCTCACCAGCAAAGAACCGGCAATCTTCGATTTGGCGATCAAGGTCTTCCGTTGTTAAACCTGCATTGCGTGTAATTTCAATGCCAGACTCGATACAATCAGCAGCTTCTACCAGTCGGTCACGCATGAACTCCATCAAACTGATGCTTTGCTTGAGCTGTGACTCTTGCTTAGTTTCATTCAAAACTTGTGCTTCCATGATCTACTCCTTGTTAAGACCAATTACGTTTGATTCGATTGGCTCTTTGATTGATGCGAGAACGCTCAACGGATGACTCTGCTTCTTCATAATCCTTACGCAAGCTTGAAAGCATTCTTTCTCTCACTTGCGTTTTGACTTCTTGCAGCTTTACTAACCCTTGGGTTTTCTGCTCTTGGTTTAAGCTGTATGCAGCCATATCTGGGCAAGGTAAGTGATATGGCGCGGAATAAACTGGAATTGCGTCTGACATTGGAACTCCTTAACTTAAGCCGGGAATAGGTGCACCATTGGCGACAAAATCCACACCCATACTCAAGAATGGGGCTACGCCTTTAGTGCGGTTTTCTACGTCAGCGATCAGCAGTACAAGGTTGCTGATGCTGCTCTGTGCTTTTCGAATGATGGTTTGCCTACTAGAGCGGCTTAATCGGTCGTTATTAGCATGCTCTAGCGCCATTCGAGACAAATCACCTGAGTGAACTGCGTTCTCTAATGCTCGTTTTATGAAGGTTTCTTCACTCGCATCACTTGGGATATGCGCTGTCACGACACCGAGGCCAAGCAAAAGGCTATTAAGAATGGTGTAGTTGCCACTCGCTTTAGTGATCAGCACAAGTTCTACGTTGGTTAGAATGTGCGGCTGCTCTGGGTTGAGCTTATTGCGCAGCATCGTGGCATTCATTCCTACGGCTTTTGCTAACTTGGTCATGTTCTCCGAGTTCGCAAATGCACAACACGCTTCGTTAAATGCCTTTTGTTTAGAACCACGGAATTCGCACATTGAGTCAATTTCGTTCATAGCGAATACTCAATTGAAGAAATACGGTATGAAAACGAAACTCCAACCAAGGATGTTTAGCCACCAAGGGCAATGCTCTTTGGTTGGAATTAAGGAAGATAAGCGCATGATCACCTACCCCAAGTTTTCCATTGCTTCTCGTGTAGCAATTTCAAGTAACGCCACTATGTTGATAAGCGGTGTTTCTTTACCTTTTGCTTTAGTTTTAATAGGTAAGCGACCATCTGCCACCCAATCCATGATGGTGCGCTTTGGCATACCAGAGAACTGGGAATATTGGTCGTACGTCATGAAAGGTGTATTTAGGACTACTTGATATGAAAGCATAATGCTATCCTTATAGGTTATTGAATGTGTTGTACCGGATAAGCGAGTTGCACCTCGCGGTTAACCGTTGAGTGAAAATGTAGACTTTTTATGAGTGAATATCAAGAACAAATACCCTCTTTTGAGTACATTGGCGGTCGAGATGTAACGGAAAGAATGAAGCTTGTCACAAAAACTAACGACTTCAAGTCGCTTGGTGAGTGTCTAGGTGTGTCAAAAGGAACAATATCCACTTGGCACCAAAGAGGTCTAACACCTTACGAAGTGATTATCAGACTTCATTTGAGGACTGGCGCATCTATAAAGTACTTAGCTCTGGGCGAAGGTGAACCGTTCCCTTTACAAAGCTCCCAAGATCATCTGACCAAAAAGAACGAATCGAGAACATTATTTGATATCGATGTATTCAAACTGGTAAATGGCAAACTTCAAGGCAATGAAACACTGCCTTTCGACAAAGCATACTTAGATAAGCTTGGTGTTCTTAATGTGATGGGAGTTGAGCAAGACGGTTCTACGTTCATAGTAGACAAAGAAGTTCATCAAGCAGTAAGTGGTACATATCTTGTGGATATGGATGGCCTATTCTCTCTAAATGAAATCCAACGCCTACCAGGTAAGAAACTAGCGATCAGCTTCAACGGTTCTACTCTAACGGTTGAGGAAGATGAAGTAAGGGTTGTGGGTAGAGTAGCTTTGGTTATGGAGAAGAAGTGATGGCCGAAACATCGTATCGCAAACTGACGCAGGATAAGAGTCGACAACTTGCAAGCTTAATAAGCCAAGCTAAGAAGCCTGCCCATGCACTTCATAACCTCGAAAAAGACAGTAAGCTAATTGAGCAAATCTCAATTCTAGAAGATGACTGCCAAGATCAGGATTGGTCTCGCTACAATGTGGCGAATGTCGATAACCTTATTGTGACCATTAACCAAAAACTAGACCAAATAAATGGACTATCCAAGAAGCAAGCTGTTCTGGATTTATGGGAGAATCTAAAGCTACTTCGAGGAAAAAACGCTGTGAAAACTCTCTTAGAAAGTGAAGATACAACCTTATACTTCCGCCCTATACAGTTTGACAGGGATGCTCCCCATAACACTTCTGCACTAAGTGAACTGTTGGCGAAATCCAGAGATACAAATTCTCATCGGCGTTTAACTTATCAAGAGGATAGAATCCAAGGGCAACTTGACCAACTATCAAAACGGCAATCTGAAGTAAATAAAGAAGCTAAGCTAAAGCTCTCTATGATTACTTCTAAAGGCGATGAGCAGTTCAGCAAAATAACACGAGAAGCAACTCGGAGCATTGTCTCACTAACAACACGATTTGATGATCATATTGCATCATTATCCAGCGAATTTGACGCCGAGAAATCCCGCGTCTTTAGGGAATTGAAAGAAGAGATCACGCAGCACAAAGAGGTTATGCAGGAAGAGGCTATTAAGCAATTTCACGAGCAAACATCTTCTAAAGCCGATGAAATAAAGAAACAAGTAGCTGAATTATCCAAGCGAGTAACAGAAGAAGTTGATGAGTTTGTTGCGCTAAATTCAGAACTAAGAAAGTCACTGGCCTATATTGCAAGCGACAAGCTAGCTGACAGCAGTAAAAGACAAGCAAACCAAGAAAGAAAAACTGCAAATTGGCTACGTATATTTGGCGTGATGTGGTTACTAGCAACAATTTGGTATTTCATCGGTGATGGATTCAACGTCAAAGAATATTTGGATGCTGAAGGTAACCCTATGTACACAATGTTAATAATGCGTGGCTTCTTCGTAGCGTTCTGCTCAACCCCTGGTTTTTATATGTTACGAGAGTCCGCTAGACACCGAACTGATGAGCGTCGCTATAATCAAAAGAGCATTCAACTAGCTTCAATAGATGGTTACTTCGCAGAGCATGCTAAAGAGGAAAGAACTAAAGCAAAAAATGATCTAGCAAAACATTATTTCAATGGCGATGACCACTTTGTTGATACATCCTCTGTCGATAAAACTCAATCTGGGTATGATCGTGTATTTGACGCTGTATTGAAAAACAATAAAAGTAAATAGTTATCACCAATCAACAAAATAAGGTAATTCATGGCTTACTACTGGGTAAACCTAGGTGTGTCGTACAAAGAAGTTAGAGACTATAAATTTCTTTGGGCTCCATCTCAT